TACACACAGGCGCCGAGGGGACGCGCTGGTTAGTGGGTGGGAAGGGACCGACCGACCCGCTCTTCACCACAGAGCAGCACCACCCCGGAGAATTCAATTCGCCCACGGTGGTAGTGGTAAACATTACGTGGACGTCGGTTTTTCCCATGCTGGAGATCATTTAATAAACAGAGGACATTTGCAATTCTATGAATGAAATAATTGAAGCCTTTCGAGACACGCTTTGGCTTTTTCTAAAAGAGCATGCACACACGCACACCGCGGTCATTACGTTGTGCACGGCTGCTATTCTTGTAGCCATGTTTCTCGATCTATGTTTTGGAGTACACAAGGCCAAACAACGCGGCGCAACCGTGACATCGAGGGGCCTGAAAAAAACAGCCAAAAAGGCCATGAGATATTTTGTGCCTTTCTTTGTGCTGACACTACTCGACATCGTGGCGTGCTATCTTTTGCCCGCACCGTTCTTCTGCATGGTATGGAGTGCTTACTGCCTGATATGTGAATTTAAGAGCATCAGAGAATCGTGCTGGGAAAAGGAAGAAATCGAAAAGCAGAACCGCACGATTTACACCATCATTGAGGATAGAAACGATTTGGCACGACTCATCGCAGACGCTTTCGAGCAACAATTGGAAAATAAGAAAGAGGCAACAGAAGAAAAAAACACGGAAGATAAGGAGGAGTAAGCATGGAAACATTGCTACAGCGCGCCGAACAAATTAGAGACGAGGTGCAAGAGGCGGCAAATACGGCGCAACGCGTCGGACAGCTGCTCATTGATCTCATCGCGTTGATAAAAGGCGCTGACAGTCGATATCTTTCAGGGATTCGCCCCGACACGGCACATGCACCCATCCACTTTGCCCAAGGACTGACATCAGAAGGAATTCAAGTGCAGGGCAAAGCCAACGTGGAAGGAGCATTGTCCGTGGGTGATTTCCAAGCGGGTATGAGTGGCGCCGGTATATCAGCCGACGGCACGGCCGAAGTCGAACGACTGACAGTGCGCTCGAAATTGGAAGTGGCAGAAATGCAGATCAACCGACTCACAGCCATGGAGGGTGATTGGTTGTTGACTGAGAGTGGCACGGTGGAGCACGTCGAACAACGAGGGGCGCAATGGGTATTAACCATGCGACGCAGATTTGAAGGGGACTTCACCGCTTTTGCCGTCCATGACGTGATCAAAGGGATCGTAAGCACGGCAGCCGTCAGAGCCTTTCGACCCAACACGCCTTTGCCAACGCCCGAGGCGGCGATTTACGCCGTGGCATGGCTCAGAGTCGAAAGCGTGGACATCAACGAAAACTCGATTACTTGCTCTTTGTATGACAACGCCGACGTTCCCGGCGGAGCAAATATGCAGCCGTGCGAGGGAATGAATCTCGCACGGTGGGGTAACACGAGTATTGCAGAACGCAGATCATGCTTGTATCTCTCATCAAGGGAGGGACGCATTGTGCATTTGCAGGGAGTGACGGCGCCGAAAATTACGCCGGAGAACCAACGAGCCGCCTTTGGCTCTTTGCCCGAATTCCTGAAAAAGGAACTGGCAGGAGTCGTTGACGCAAACGATGATTATCTGTTTGCACGGGGGCTTGTGGTACAAGACATCATTCGACTCGACGCGAAGGCAAATCCTATTCCTGAAATTGTGGATCGGGGCAACTGGAAGCAAGGAGCAAAGTATTACGGCGGGACACGGAACCCGGAAACGAAACGCTTTGAAATAAGCGACGTATGGCGAGAAGGGGCCCGGTGGAGGTGCACCACAACTAAATCCAAAGGTACAACAGAACCACCGACGCCGAACTCTATTCACTGGACGCTCATTCAAGCCAAGCCGAAGGACGGGAAAGACGGGGGAAATTACAAAACGAACCTTATAGATAATAGTTCCTTTCAGGAAGGTATAAAGGGGTGGGATTCCGAACAAATTGAGGGCGTTTTTGAAGACGGGCTATTTAGCCCGGTAGTAGGGACAAGGGCGATTAAGTTTGAAGTGAAAAGTTTGCGAGAACATGATTACGCCGGGATCTCTCAAGAACTTTCATCATACGATTTGCCACCGAATACAATTTGCACATTAAGCGTTTGGGTAAGAGCCACATCGGACTTAAGGCAAGCGGCAATTATCGTGGCACCCAATTTGGAATCGCGCCCCTGGGCTGGTAAAGACATCGTAAAAGGGCAAGAAGGGTGGCAGCGCAATGTCCTTAAATTTACGACGCCGCGAGACGTAGGGGGAAAGCCGATACGAGTCTACATGTTGCTCTTCAATCAAGAGGAGAACGCAACCGTCTGGTTCGCCGCCCCTAAGCTCGAAATCGGAGACACCCCCACCGAGTGGACAACGTCGGAGAACGACCGAAAGGGCAAAGACGGCAAGAGCAACTACACGCACATCGCCTATTCACAGCACAGCGATGGGAGCGAGCTCACCTTTTCGCCCGCTAACGCCTTATATATCGGGCTCTACACCGACGAGAACCCCGCCGCTTCGTCAGACCCCGCGCGCTACGTTTGGACGCAATTCCGCGGAAACAACGGCCGAACGACGTACTTGCACATCGCACACGCGAACGGTTTGGCCGACGAATTTAAGGACTTCACTACGTCGAACCCCGACGGCCGAAACTTCGTCTATATGGGAACGTGCGTCGACGAAAACAGCCGCGACCCCACCGACCCGTACGCTTACCGCTGGACAAAGGTGGAAGGCAAGCAAGGTTTGCCGGGCGACCCGGGCAACAACGGTTTGACAAGCCGCACGCACACGGCATACGCCAACAGCGCAGACGGAAAAGTGGATTTCACCACGACACCCGGCGGCGCGGCTTTCGACTATATCGGAATCTACACTGATTTTGAAGAGAAGGCGGACAACAACCCGCTGCGTTATGCCTGGGCAAAGGTGAAAGGCAAGCAAGGCGACCCTGGCGATAAGGGCGACAACGGCCGCGGCATTGACCACATCGAAACGTTCTATCTGCTCACGGCCGACGGCACAGCCCCCGAAGACGGCGCCCGCGATTGGAGAAGCACCCCGCCCGTGCCAACGCCGCAAACGCCGTGGCTTTGGACATACGAACGGGTGGTCTATTCGGACGGGAAGAATGAACGAACCAAAGTCCGATTGGTTACACGATTAGCAAAAGACGGAGCCGAAGCACAGCCGACGCGGCCGAATCTGCTTGACGGCACAGATTTTCATCAAGACGGAGCATGGGAATCGGGACTCAACGGCACACACGCCAAGACTGAGACAGCGAAAGACGTACAGCCCCGTGGGCGAGGAATACGCGCAATTCTCGCAGCGCATACCGGTGGACTTGGTAGCAGGACTGGACTACACATTTTCAGTTTATGTTCGTGGTGACAATACCGGCTGGATGATTGTCTTTCCTAATTCGGGCGAGCATTTTCGCCTTTCGGCTGCAAAGCCCGGAGAGTGGCAAAGAGTCTCGGTTTCATTTAAGGCGAGGACGCCAAGACCGGGAGAAGAAAACCGTGCTTATTTACGCTGCTGGCTGAAAAACGCCGACAACACACAGCGACACGAGGTGCTATTTTGCGCTCCCAAGTTGGAAGAGGGCTTAACGGCCACGCCATGGTGCTTGTCAGAAAACGACAAAGTGGGCGCCACCGTGCAATATCGTGGTTTTTGGGACGCGTTTGCAGACGGGACGGTATTTCATGGACGCAACGAGACGGGCGGTGGTTATGAAGACGTGGTCACAATTTTGACGCCCGCGGGGACACAAGAAACATATCGCTGCACCCGCACGCATACCAAAGCGGGAAACGATACACGCCCCGGTGCCAATTCACCATATTGGAAAAAGGGTGACTCGTTCGAGCTGGTAAGCACCGGCATACTGCTCGCAGGAACGGCACAAATCGGAAAGATCGCAACGGGAAACATCTCGCAGGATCGCATGGTTACCGCAGGTGCGGAAATGAGATTTTACGCCGCAGGCTGTAAACACCCCGGTTTGGTTTTTGGGTACAGATCCGATACTCAAAAACGGAGATTCCCGGTGCTGCAATGCTTTGACCCCGAAACCGGTGCGCTGCTTTATGATTTGGGCCCCGAGGGGATCTTTGCCAATGCACGCCGAGTGGCGGGGGTCTGGACACCACTACAGATGATTCGCCTGACAAGATTCACTACGATTTCGCAACTCTACAACTGGTTAACGGCCAATACGGATAACTGGCATGATCAGGAGATTGAGCAGATGAAGGTGGAAAGCCCCTATTTTGCCGAAAATGGGCAGGAATATCCACTTTATAATTTCGGGCATGGAGCTTACTATACAGAGGGCTGGAGTGAGTTCAGACGAGCAGACGGTAGCATGCACAAAATCTTTGAGAGTTCGCGCACGTCGACGCCGACAGAAGATTACCCCGCCGCCTTTTGGTTCAACCCGTTAGAAAATAATTTCTCCACAACGGCCACACCTGAAAACGCGTTGATAGACGAACATGGAGCGGCGACCGGCGATATCAATGCGACGCGGGTGACAGATG